AGCAGGGTTTCTACCTGTTGAGCACGTCGGAATTTTACTATTGATCAAATGGAGGAAAAAATGATGATTATTGAAACGATTAAGCGTACTGCGAAACAGCTTAAAGCAGAAATTAAGTCATTGCATGCTAGATTAGGTATTCACGGCAAGCGTTACGGGTATCACGGAATTAAAGCATGTAAAGAGGAAAATAGTTTATTAGTTAGTACATTATCCGGAAAACTTGAGGGAATGCATAGCGTATCTTCTTCTCCTGAACTTAATAAGTTTTGCCCACGCTATGCAAAATGCAAGGGTAGTATTTGTGCGGATTGTTTTTCAAGGCGCTCAATAATCCCTGAATTGGGCGGGTACAAAACCGGATTGCGTGAAAATCTGAAACATAATTATTATTGGTTACACGCTGAACATGAATTGGAAGAATTCCCTGTATTAAACGACTTGTATTCACGTATTGAGTCTCATGCAGACGTTGACGACGTGATACAAGCTATCAATTACATTAAATTCTGCATGCATAACCCATTGACACATTTCACGGCATGGACAAAAAACCCGCTTATTTGGAATGATGCATTTAAGCGAATTGAAAAACCCGCAAATCTTAAAATGATTTACAGTTCACCCATGAAAAATATTGAGGTAAAGTATGAATCTATTGTCAGGGTTTTTCCATGGATAGATAAGGTTTTTACAGTGTATGAACCAGAATATATTTTAGCTCATTCTGAACTTGAAAGCGCTATTAATTGTGGTTCGCGTCAATGTTTAGGTTGTTTGCTTTGTTATGCTGACAATGACGTGAAACAGATTAGAGAAATCAAGAAATGAGGCTGAAAAAAATGTTTTTGATTGACTTATTTAATGGACTTCATTACCCGCTCAAGCGGGTAATGAAACTTTTTCAGGATGAAAACGATACTGTTACACCTGAAATTGCATACATAATAGCATGCTTTTACGTCGTACTGAATGATGATAATAGAGAAATTTATGGATTGACTTATAAAGAAGTAGTAGGGGTTTACAATCGTTTAATGAGAAAGTACAGGAAAACTCTTTATCATGATATCGATTCCGATAAAGTGTACAGCGTGGAATATTTGGAAAAGGAATATTCTAGCATACCTGAATTGAAACGTGACTATGAAAGTTTTAGCGACTTTCTTATTTGTTCACTGTATTCTGAAAATGGCACACTTGAAATAATGGAGGGTTAAAAATGTATTTTAGAGACTGCTATAGTGATGAAATTGTACCTGTTACGCGCTTTTACGAATTGAGCAAAAAGGAAGACGATGAACCGTATGAATCTCTTTTTGAGTGTACAGCAATGGCAATTGCATATACATTTAAAGGGGTTTCAGATTATTCATTTGTGTTTTTTACACATGATGAATTGCAACGGATATTTGACAAGTGTATCGCGAAAAGGGGTAAAAAGAAATGATTAAAGTATTGATCTGTTTATTGATCTTTTATCCGCTGTTTTTTCATTCACTGCGAATTGCTATGAAGAGACTTTAAAGTCTCTTCTTTTTTTTTGTCATAAATTCGTGATATTGTCCTATAGTCATAAATTTATGACAAGCGCAGCAAGTTTATATCTGATAAAGTCATAAATCTATTATCTTGCATTTTGTCTCGCAATTCAAGATTTTTTAGACAATACACTTTATATTATAGTGCGCATCCAGCAAACAAGCTTTTTTCTGTACAGATCGTTTCAGCCTTTTCCGTAAACGCCTCAATTTTGCATTTTAAGCGTTTTACTGCATGGGTGGGCATTCTGGTATTACTCACATAGCGCAATCGCGTACAGTGCAAAATTTGGGCGTTTTTCGCAGTGTTATGCAATCGAATAGGATTGTACGCGCATGCCTTGCATGATCTGTTGTGCATGCCTTGCGTGATCTATCGCGTGATCTGTTGTGCATGCCTTGCGTATTGCCTTGTCTGATTTCTGATTCAGATTTTTTTCGACACTTCCAGCAAACAAAACATGCATGCCTTGTTTAAAAATTGTTTAAATAATATTTGGTTTTCTATTGACAAATTGCCTTTGATGTGGTGGGGGGATATATGACCAGGGGTCGACCAGGGCGGGGAAGACCCCACGACCACATTGACAAAACAAAGGAATATCACAAATTTGTGCTTGACATATCATTAATTCGTTGCTATAATACTCGTGTACTTGGAAGTCACTAATTCATTGCCGTAGTACCGTCGTTGCCATAATACGAGCACATAAATTAATTACCCCATACCAGAAAGGAGCAAATACTCACATGAATGCCATCTCTGCCGTACGCACCATCATGCGTAATAACAAAATCACCATCAAAGAACTCAGCGAAGCTCTTGGGATGTCACAACACGCATTACAGGCAAGACTGAGCCACACCCGAAAGTCTTCCCTCTCACTGGACAACATCAATGTCATCTGCCAGCAGCTTGGCTATAAAATGGTCATCATGCCTGCCGCCATCCGCACAAACGGCTACGAGCTTGACGATGGATTGGAGGATCCGCTATGATGTATGGTTATGCAAGAGTCTCTACCACAAAGCAGAGAAGGGATGGGAACTCCCTTGAGGAGCAGACCGCTCTGCTCAAGGCACAGGGTTGTTCTGTTATCTTTGCCGATGCCTGCACAGGCACAAAGATGGACAGACCCGAATTCACCCGTCTGCTTTCTGCCCTTCAGCCAGGCGACACTCTGGTCGTGACCAAACTGGACAGGTTTGCACGGTCGGCACATGACGGCGCAAAGCAGCTCCAGGATCTCATTGCCAGAGGCATAACCGTCAACATCCTGAATATGGGCAGAGCCGACAGTACGCCAATGGGGAAATTAATGCTGAACATTCTGTTCGCATTTGCGGAGTTTGAGCGCGACATGATCTACGAGCGCACCCAGAACGGCAGAGAGTGGAAGAGGGAGAACGACCCCGACTACGTCGAGGGACGGAAACCCGTAGATCTCCCTCTACAATCCCCCGAGTTTCTGGCGTTCAAAGCCGGTGAGATCACGGCGAAGGAGTGCTACACCGCCCTTGGGATGAAGAAGGCCACGTTCTATAAGAAGGTAAAGACGTTTAATAGGAATATAAAGGAGGCTTCATAACCGCATGCCCTCGAATCTGGAAATACTTGAAGCGTTGTACAGCAAAGACCTGTCAGACCCAAAGGTCATACGCGCCATCTTCGATATGGGGCGAAACATGAGCGACCGGAACGTCATCACACAGGCAAGGGACATGGCTTATCGCAGTGCCCTTGCCTCTGTCCCCGGCGGGCTTCCGCTCGTGCGGGACATCCTGTTCAGTATGGCGCAATGGGACTTTGACGCATACCTGCAGGCGATGGAGTGGTCCAGGAAGCCGGAAGACCGGTTCTACCTTCCCCGTCGAAAGCAGCTTGCCCCCATCGTCAACGGCATACAGGATCTGTCTGACGACCTGCTGGATGAGTTGTTCATCTCCATGCCCCCTCGTGTAGGGAAGTCAACCCTGATGATCTTCTACATGACATGGATGCTCGGCAAACATCCGGAGAAGTCGAACCTGTATTGCTCCTATTCAGATACCCTGACACAGGCGTTCTACAATGGTGTGTTGGAGATCATCAACGACCCCAACACCTACTCCTGGGGACGGATATTCCCGATGGCGCAGGTCGTCAGGACGAAGTCGGACGATGAGATTGTTGACATCAACCGCCGGAAACATTACCCCTCCCTGACCTGCCGATCTCTGTACGGGACACTGAACGGGGCGTGTGATGCGACAGGGCTGCTCATCAGTGACGACCTCCTGTCCGGTATCGAGGAGGCCCTGTCCAAAGACCGCCTGACGACGGTGTGGGGCAAGGTGGACAACAACATGCTCACCCGTGCCAAGCTCGACCAGGGGTGCAAGCTCCTGTGGTGCGGGACGAGGTGGTCAATCCGTGACCCGATCGGGATTCGGATTACGACCCTGACGGACACCAAAGTCAAACAGCGCAGGTTCAGGGTTGTCAACGTTCCCGCGCTGAACGAGAAGGACGAGTCGAACTTCGACTACGCCTACGGCGTGGGCTTCTCGACAGAGACGTACCACCAGCGCAGAGCCAGTTTTGAGCACAACGACGACATCGCTTCCTGGCAGGCGCAGTACATGGGCGAACCCATCGAGCGCGAGGGGGCAGTGTTCAGTCCCGGTTCGCTTCGTTATTACAATGGGGTGCTGCCAGACGAAGACCCTGTGCGCATCTTCATGGCGGTCGACCCTGCCTGGGGCGGGGGTGACTACGTAGCAGCACCGGTCATCTATAAGTATGGAGACATGCTCTACGTGCATGATGTGGTGTACTCCAACGATGACAAGACCGTCACACAGCCCATGCTGGCAGGGGCGATTGCACGGTATGCCGTGCAGGCATGCCAGGTGGAAGCGTCGAAGATGACGGCAGACTACGCGGAGGGGATTGAGAAGTATCTTGCTAGACCGTGTAATCTGATCACAAGGCCTGCCTCAACGTCTGCGGGATCGAAGGAGCAGCGGATATTCGACAAAGCTCCTGACATACGCCAGCGCATGGTGTTCCGGGAATCTGGCTGCCGGTCAAAGGAGTACGAGCTGTTCATGCAGAACGTGTTCTCCTTTAAGATAATAGGAAAGAACAAGCACGATGACGCACCGGACAGCCTGGCGATGGCAATCACGATGGACGAGGAGACCGGATACCGGTCACATATAGGAACGAGACTGTTTTAGTAATTCGTATCTATTCATATCTATAGAAGAGAGGGCGTTCCGCTCCCTCTTCTTTTATTATATCATTTTTCATATACTACTATTGACGTGGTATATCAAATGAGATATATTAAAGGGTGAAGGGGGTGTGAATGTGCGGATTTTGATTGGTCGGGAGCTTGTACGGACGAGTTTTCCGGAGATTACCAGGGAGAACGTTCTTCAGGCATTGTCTGAAGCGAACGCCCAGCATCTGCGGAATCGGAAGGACATCAAGTTCCTGTTCAGATATTTCAGGGGTGACCAGCCCGTGAATAAGCGCATAAAGACCGTCAGGTCGGATATCACGCATAACACTGTCGTGAATCACGCCTCCG